ATTGCTGTAGAAAATGCCGTAATAGAATGATGAATTCTAAAGTAGATGAAAACTACGCAAGAGAACTAGCTAGAAAATCATACCATGCTAGAAAATCTGATCCAGCTAACATTAAAAAGTTTATATTAAGACATGCAAAAGGAAGAGCTTTACAAAAAGGAATTGAATTTAACTTAACTGAAGCTGATATAATCCTACCAACACATTGTCCTATCTTGGGAGTACCTTTATCTAAAGATGGACGACGCTATGGATATTCATTAGATAAAATAGATCCCAATGGAGGTTATGTGAAAGAAAATGTTTGGGTTATTTCTCAGTTAGCTAATGCAATGAAGTGGGACTCTACCCGAGAAGAGAGAATCGCTTTTGCTAATTGGGTATTGTCCTCGGAAGGTAGGTAAGGGACTTGGCAATCGTAAATGTGGACGCTAAGTCCCTTATAAACTCGAGTGGTGTACTTATTTATTCTTAAGTCAAGACCCAGTAGGATTAGAAGAATGGCAAGGAGTTATTGATGACCCAACAAAGTATGACATTCACAAGGCCAACCAGTCTGCTTTCAATCTACCATCCAGACTTATTGCAAAAGTCTTTTTGTTTAGATGGATTTATCGTGGATCAGCATTCGCTTACTCTAGAGACCCCGACTTCATGCCAGTTTCTAAGTCTGTTGACTTCTGGCAAGATGTCATTGAGAAATACTACCGTAAGTATAAAGCCATCGAACGAACTCACTTACAGTACATTAAGCAGGCAACGACAACAGGAAGTATTACTAGCCCTTTTGGACGTGAGTATCAATTTGAACCAGTCAAGAAATGGAATGGAGAATTAAAGTGGAATGAATCTGACATTACCAACTATCCTAATCAAGGTTGCGGAGCTGATGTCATGGCTGTTGCTAGGGTTGCTCTTTACCAACGATGGAAACGATCTGGGATCAAGGGTAAGCTTATCAGCACTGTCCATGATAGCATTGTCGCTGACGTACCTGAGCATGAAGTTCAACGAGTAGCTGAGATGTTTCACAAAGTATTCCTAGACTTACCTAAGTTAGTAACACAGGCTTATGGTGTCGAATGGAATGTCCCCATGATCGGAGAGGTTTCTGTCGGCCCGAACATGAAAGAATTGACAGAAATTAAGTTCTGAAGTACAATAGTAGTACACATATAGGAGAAGCCAATGGCTCAACAAATGAAGATTAAAGTAGTAGCAGTAGAAGTAGGTAATGGCAAGACCAAATCCAACAAGGATTATCAATTCCTTGAAGTCACTTATAAGAATATCTCATTCGATAACAAGGTTGAGAGTAAGAAAATCATGCCCTTTGGTTCTAAGGAAGTATATAATGAACTAAAGAATGCTGGTCCGGGTGATGTCTTTACTCTGCTTCGTGAGAAGGACAATGATGGTTACTGGCAGTGGATTGGTATCTCTGCTGGTGATGTTGAGATTGAACAGACAGGTGCTCCAGCAGCAGCGCAGGCAGCCCCCAAGGCTGGCGGAGCTACTCCGGCTAAGTCTACCTTCGAGACACCAGAAGAGCGTGCTATCAAGCAAGTCTACATCGTGCGTCAGTCCTCTATCAGTGCTGCTATTGATACGCTAAAGACTGATAAGAAGAATCCTTCTAAGGAAGAAGTTGTAGAACTAGCTAAGTACTACGAGTCCTATGTCTTTGGTCAACTAGATAAGGTAGCTGTGGCTAATCCAGTCAAGGCTCCTGACTTTGATCCAGACGAAGATATTCCACTCTGATCAAGTGGATAGTGGAAGCTGAACAGAAGTGCACTTCCAATGTAAGCAAGGCGCAACACGAGGGCATATAAAATCTAGCCTGAGACGCTGAACCTGACAGCCCGGAAAGACGGGCACCTAACAAGAGATTAACATGATACCAAATCACTTATACCTATGTTCTTTTCCGACAGGAAGCAATTATATTTGTAACCCTCCTGTTACTGATACAGATATTGATGAGATGTTCTATGTATATTCACTAGAGGAAACAAAAGAAATACTCTTAAACGAGGGTTGGAAGGAGTGTGGTGTAGGTGAGTATGGTGTTGGGGAATGGGCTGCTTTCCGTAAGGATAAGAACAACGCTCTGATTACAGACAACAAGTCTCATTATGATAAGTTTGAGGCAGCAACGGAACTAGCCAAGAAACGCAATCTTCTAAATAAGGAAGATCGTGTTAAATTATTTCACACAATTGTAGGAAAACAACATGCGAAAACTACAGAGTTTTAAATGTAATACTTGTGGTGCTGAATACGAACGTCTTGTTGAAGATGGACATCGTGCTCCATGTGATACCTGTAATTCAATGGACGTAGTTAAAGTTATCTCAGCTCCGGCCATTAAGGTTAATGGACAAGGGGCATACACAAATAAGATGAAGGTTTCATGATCTGTTCATTAATTGATGGAGACCTAGTTGCTTATCGTTGTGCAGCCACAGTACCAGAAGATGTTGAAAAGGATATCGCGTTCTATAGAATGGATGTCCTTATTCAACAAATCATTGAGGCAACAGACGCTACGCAATATAGGGTATTCCTAACAGGCAAAAATAACTTCCGTAAGAAGATCAATCCTGAATATAAAGCTAACCGAAAAGACACAGTACCACCTGTCTATCTACAAGATTGTCGTAAGTATCTTGTTGATAATCACTATGCAGTAATTAGTGACGGTTGCGAAGCAGATGATCTATTAGGGATTAGTCAAAACAAAGATACTATTATTTGTTCACTAGATAAAGATCTACGGATGATTCCGGGCAGACATTGCAACTGGACAAAGGTAGAATTAGATTCTGTTAATAAGCAAGATGGTCTAAGACACTTCTATAAACAGATGCTAATCGGCGATAAGTCAGATAATATCTTTGGCGTTGACAAGATTGGTCCTGTAAAGGCTGGTAAACTTATTGATCATCTTGACGATGAACAAGATATGTTTGAGATTGTTTGGGAGAAGTATAACTACGATGCCCAACGTTTTATAATGAACGCTAATTGCCTATGGATTTGGCGTAATGAAGGAGAATCATGGGGCGACAGACACGGCTTAGTTTTACCAATCGACTTGCGACAAGAAGTGATCACGATGTCAGAGTATATGAAGTCTTTGAATCAAGATACATCAATGGTGCCTACTACGACAGATACACAGACATCTGGTATCCAAGACAATGGGACTGGGATGGAAGCGACAGCTTAGGTGAATTTACTCTAGGATTAATCAATGTCAGAGAAAAAGCGACGAAGTAAACTTGAACTTAAGTTTGAAGAAATCATTAAGGAATTTGATGTTGCCTATGATTATGAGGTTACAAAAATTCCTTACACCATCCCTGAATCTAATCACAATTATACTGTCGATTGGACTTTTATTAATGGGCTTCTTGTGGAGACCAAAGGGTATCTAAGTGATCACAAGGAAAGATATAAGTATGTACTGCTTAAACAACAACATCCTGATCTAGACTTACGATTCGTATTTGATAACCCAAATAAACTATGTGGAGGCACAAAAATGACGCATTCGAAATGGGCGGAGAAATATGGTTTTAAATACTGCTCTATTAAAGATGTAGATCAAATTAAACAATGGGTAAAGGAAGCTAATGGCTAAGCACTTGATCGTGCCGGATACACAATGTAAAGATGGTGATAACTTTGAGTTCCTATCGTGGATTGGACAGTACATTTTGGATCAACGTCCAGATACTGTTATCCATCTTGGGGACTTCGCCGATATGGAAAGTCTAAGTAGTTATGATGTGGGTAAAAAGAGCTTCGAGGGTAAGCGGTACATCAAGGACATCCAAGCAGCAAAGGATGCGATGGAATGCCTTGTCTCACCACTTCACCAGTTCAACCAAAGGGCTAAGAAAAATAAAGAGAAACAATATAAACCTCGCCTCGTTCTTTGTTTGGGCAACCATGAGCAGCGCATTCAAAGGGCGGTGGAAAATGATCCGAAACTCGAAGGGCTTATAAAGTATGAAGACTTACCTTATCAAGATTGGGAAGTCCATCCATTCCTCAAGCCTGTATTTATTGATGGTATTGCTTATAGCCATTACTTCCCTACTGGTGTTATGGGAAGACCGGCTACTACTGCCAGTGCTATGGTTTCTAAGTTGCATATGTCTTGTATCGCTGGCCACCAACAAGGTAAACAGGTGGCATATGGCAAGCGACCTGATGGTAGCACTATTACTTGTATCATTGCTGGCTCATGTTATGAGCATGATGAACATTATCTAGATCATCAAACTAACAAGCATTGGCGTGGTGTGATTGTGCTACATGAAGTACAGGATGGTTGCTTTGATGAAATGTTTGTCTCACTCTCTTACCTAAAGAAAAAATATGGAACAAAATAAAATTCAAGACGAAAACGTATTTAATGTAGTATGTCAGTACGCTGAACGAGCACAAAGGGGATTTAAGAAGTATGGAACCACAACAGAAAGAACAGACATTGATCTTGTCGGTTGGCTCCAACATCTTCAAGAAGAGCTTATGGATGCTACTGTTTACATCGAGCGTATTAAGCACGAACTTAAATCAAAACCAAATAATGGAACCGGAATGCAAGAAAATACACAAGCAAAAAGTACCAACAATAGTGTGTCACTCAACGAATATCTCGACTTCACTCTCACACACCAAACAGCGATCTATCCCGAAGCAGGAACAGGAAGCAATCTTGAGCTATACTACCTATCTCTTGGGCTTGTATCCGAAGCAGGCGAAGTGGCGGGTAAAGTCAAGAAATTAATTAGAGATGGTAAACTTGATGTCGGAAATCTTGCCTATGAACTGGGCGACTGCTTCTGGTACTTGGTACGACTATGTGATGCAATCGGATATAGCACTGAAGATGTCACCACTATCAACATCAACAAGCTACTTAAGAGGAAAGAAAATGGAACCATCCAAGGTTCAGGCGATCACCGTTAATAAACCACTAGTTATTACACATGAAAACTCTCTGTTGTATACATCATTAAAACAATGTATGGCAAACAATGAAGAGTTACGACAAGCTTTACTAGATGCAGCCCAAACAATTAGTGCCTTAACGGAAAAACTACGAGAACAAAATGAAAGTAAATCTACTACGACCTGAGACTCTTGATGGAGCACTTGAATTTATCGGCCATTGCGCTGGCATTTGTTACAACTCTAGTCTTGAACCTAACGCTTGCATTAAGCGTGCTGTTAGTTGCAAAGACAAAGGTCATCTGGCCACGCTGCGTTTTGCCCACGCTACTTTTCACATTACTGGAATTAGTCGTGCTTGTTCACATCAGTTTGTGCGTTCTAAGCACTTAGATTTTCTACAACGATCACAGAGGTATTGTAAAGAAGATGAAGCTTCCTTTGTCTATCCGGGTACAACTAGCGATACTCTTATTTCTAGTGCATATCAAAGTGC